CCCCTGAGGTATCCAGTAATAGCGCTCCATGACACGCGCGCGCCACGTTTCAAGCTCCTCTGTATCAGCCCCCCCGGTCAGAGTGTCAGCGTAACCTGTAGAAGGAATACCAGTAATCGGCGTGCCAAGGCGTAACGCCGTACCATCGTCAGTATTACCGGCAGTTCCCGCCACATCAGCAATAACCGGCACACGTAACAGGCCGCCGGAAGCTTTCACCGTCTGCAGGGTCGTGAATGTAACCTGATCATCCCGCTGAATCTGTGTCCCCGCGGGGATCTCCGGCGTTCCGGCAATACCATCCCAGCGTGCAAATCCCTTCGCAGATACGGCATTTTTCCTGGGACAACGCTTAATCCTCGCGTGACGGTAAAGCCAGTCCTCATCACACATATCAGGCAGCATATTCCGGGCCAGATAATCGATATAACCATACAGCGTATGTACAGCAGCAGCCTGTACCCGGCTGTAAACCTCGGCATCCATGCGACGTAACACAACATCCTGCTGAAAACGGGTCAGTAAATCGCTGCGAATGGTAGCAATCAACTGAGGAAGTTCAGGACGTGCAAATTGACTGTCAGCCATTAAGTTCGCTCCATATATCATCGAATGTAATATTGTGAATTACCCCGTCCCGCTGATATATCGTCACGCCAGCCGCCAGGGTATCTGTTCCTGTGCGTTCAGATGTCACATCAATACGTGCCGCCACGCCATCGTCTGTCATCCACGCCAGCGCCTGCTGCATGTATTCACGGGCATCCTGCGGCGTTTTATTGGTGAGTTTGCGGCGTTTCAGCAGGTAGAGGCGGGAACCGATGCGGTCATTCTGAACAGCAGGCCAGGTGTCCCCCCACCAGCCGTATGGCTGTGGGGTCCTGTCATCCCGCTCCGCCCGGCGCCAGGTAAAAAGAGAAATCACCACTGCCCGCGTCAGAAGGTCGAGCGAAGCCGTGGCATCCTTACGGATTCCATTAACATAAAGGATCATGATGTCAGCTCATGGGTTGGACAGGCTTATCGGTTATACCGCCGCCATCGCCATTTTCTTTATGGGTATGACCGTTATAGGTCGTGCGCATTTCAGCCATCGTTTTTCCACTGCTGTCACAGTTGTCCCTGATATCGCCAGTGGATTCGATCGGCATTTCAAAACGTGCTTTAGTGGCATTCGTGAAAATAACTGGCTTTCCGCCGCCATTTATCACTATTCCGGCGCGGGTTAATGTGACCGACTGCCCCTGATCGTCATATAGCGCGACTTCCCCGCGCGCCAGCCCTTTCAGTCTGAAGCGGCGGTCAGCCACAACCACAGCCACTCCGTGCGAACGGTCACCGCCGGGAAACAATACCACCGCTTCTGCGCCATTCTGTGCTGCAGAGGTGAAACCGTAAGGTTCAAGATGCTCCACATTTTCTTTTTTTTCACCGGCAATAAGTTTCAGTCCGGCAGTCTGGCATTTTCTGACGGTATCAATCGCGGTAATGACTGCGCGCGTTATCATGTTCTGAAGAGGATGGTTAGCCATCAGAAATCCGCCTCCTCACTGACTTTTTTCTTCGCTTTCGGCCTGAATGGTTCAGGAAGATAAGCATCCGCAGGCCCCACCCGGATTTCGGTCAGGGTGCCGTTATTGTCCTGGCTGTACGTCACTTCGGCGATCACCAGCGTTTCATTGTCAAAACCGTTCAGCGGGTCATACACCACCACGGCCTGATTCGGTTTCCACAATTCGCCATTCCCCTGTCTCCATCCCTGTACGGTATAGGTGGTTTCCAGCGTTTTCGCCGCACGCTGACGGGCTTCAAATTCACAGCGTGATTTGCAGCTGTCAGTTGTGGCAGTTCCTGACTGCTGAATGGTGTGGGGACGATACCGCGTGACGCCTGCATCACCAGTACTCTGCCGGATAGCAGCAATGGTTGCCTCGCCGAAATCGTCATCCGTACCAGGACGCTGCCCCGTAACCAGATAACTGGAGAAACGCTCACGAACACTACGCTCGGTATCACAGGAAAGAATATTTTCGCCAAGTACCAGTGCCGTGGCTGCTTTCATACTGCCCGGCCTGCCGAGAACCAGCCGTCCCCGTTCGTCGTCATATGCCAGCGCCTGAGCCTGTCCAAGCAACCTGTTCAGACAGTCCACAACCGTTTCACCATGTTCCGGCTGAGCCTCAATAACGGCGGCTGCCGGCGCGCCTGCATCAACAACGTCCACACCGAATGGCCGGGCAAGTGCGCTGGCGATCAGGAATAAATTTTTCCCGTTATGCTGTGCAGGCGACGCAGAACAGTCGATAAGATCTGCCGTTTTGCTGCGCCCGACAATGCCCGTCATAATGGTCTGCGCATCATAACGTAGCGGTAACGCCTCAACCCAGCCGGTAATGACTAAATCATCGCCAATGAGTACCTCTACAGCGTCACCATTTTTTACTGGCGGTACGTCTTCTCCACCAGGCCACTGCCGGGTGATCGAGACATTAAAGTCCCGGGCAATACGGTCAATGCCCGCACTTATCCGTACTGACGTCCATCCTCCCCAGTCACGCCCGTTGACGCGTAAAAAAACCGTATTATTCATCGTACCGGAACCCTCAGCGGCTCAACCGGGATAAATCCCGGATGGGGAACGGGATTACGAGTGAGGATGTCAGATTCCCGCCCGGCGTCGTCATACCAGGCTGCAGCCAGTACCAGTGCAGGCAGAACATCATCAGGCGTTCGCAATGCAGTACGTTCAACCTGTGCCAGTCGTGCAGAAATATCGCGATTGAGATCCGTCCGCATAACGGAAATTTGCTGGAAAAGCACATCATCCCGGATACGCAACTGCTCCTGGTCAATCGCAGCATTGAGCGCGGTCAGGATAGCTTTCAGATCTTCATAGTTCGGTGGAGAGCTGCCATTACTGACTGTCTGTACACCATCCAGCGCCGGGTGCATGACAGTGATAATGTCTGAGTCACGGCCTGTTCCTGCAGGCTGATTTACGCCCCGGACACCAGGTACATCACGCGGCTGCTTCAGTGTTGTCACGGCGTGGACGGCTGTGCTGATGGCTGTTGTCCTGATGGCGGCTGCGATCATATTGCGTTGCATTTTCTGTTTCGCAGCAGATCCGGAGTCAGTGGGCCAGGTGCCACGGGGGGAAAGACCGGGATCAAGCGTGATACCTGACATCGTTTTTATCATCGTGACCAGATCCGATGTACTGCCTCTGAGCCTGTCACCTGAGCGCCAGGCTTTTTGCAGTGCGTTAACGAAATCACTTGCGGCGCTCGGTGGCATCAGAATGACAGACAAATCCCCCTGTAACAGCCGCATTGCGGCAGACACGCCGGAGTCAACCATCCTGAAAGCATCGGCAACATCGCCCAGCATGGAGGCAGCATCGGCAATGACATCGTTCTGGATAAAATCAGAAATACCTGACAACGAGAATGTGGAAAACATACTGTCAATCGCATCGTCGAAAAGCCCGCCTGATGTTTCCAGGCGCTTCGCCGTTGCCATTCCTGCCACCGGAAAAGAAAGTTCACCACTTTCCACAAACTGAAAGGAGACACGACACATGCGCCCTTCTGTACTGCTGTGAGTGATCCTGACCTGTCCGTCAATGCTGCCCTGCATTTCGCCATACTGCGGATGGACCAGCGTACCAGGGCCTGCGGTTTCAATGGCACCAATAAGACGATCCCGCCTGTCTGCGTAATCATCACCGACAAGATAAGCATTTATCGTCAGGCGGCGCGTGGCGCGACCTAAATCCTCCGTCCAGGGCTTATCCCTGTTCGGATATTCATGTACCTGTACGCGGCGTCCAAAGGTGCTTTCATCATCTTCAACGGAGAAAGGCACTCCACGAAATGATGCATCACGCAGGCGCCCGCGCCAGCCAGTTGAGGAGAAAAAAGCCATATTTACCCCATAAGAAAACCTGCCGGAGCAGGTTTATCGTGATGTACGAAAGGGTGAGTAACCCACATCATGGCTGATGTTCATCAATGGATTACCGGATTTCGGTATATCAGTCACACGCATACCTTGTGGTGCATTCTCAAATGTCACTTTGAGTTCGCTGCGCTGCGTTGATGGCGGGACAGCTCGCTCGAGTACGCCAGAACGCCGGGTCAGTGGCACATAAGGTTGATAACGCCCCTGCGGAATCGGGGTGTCCATACCAAGAAGCTCTTTGAGTCTGGGAATAAAACCGTTATACCCGCGTTCACGCTCCTTCGTTTGCAGCTTCTGTACAGCGAATGCGCCAGCATCCATACCCGCATCCTTCGCCCCCTGCTCCAGATCCTTAAGCTCTTTAAAGAGTGACACCGCCACGCCAATTGTCAGCGTCATGGCCCCCATCCGGCCAATTTTACCCAGCAGACCGGAAAGCCGTCCGGCCAGCAGGACGGACTGCTGCAGGGCACCAATGGTCCTGACGGTAAAAGAACCAGCCATAACCAGACCAACCCCTTCAATCACCGTCTCCCATCCGCCCATCTCCTGCGCAACGTTATCGACCTCCTGCCATACCGCCTTAATCACCGGAGCAACATCGTCCCAGTTCTCAATGATCAGCATAGCGCCGGCCACCAGCGCCGCAATGGCGACTTTCGCCGGAGAGAGATTAATGACACTGTTCAGGATTTTGACAGCCCGGGACAGGCTACCGATGGATACGCCAACAGCCAGCAGCGCCGCGCCGAACTTCGCAGCAGACTGAACCAGTTCAGGATTCGCGCGAACGAATGTCCGGAGCTGCTCCAGGTAAGGCATGACCGCTTCTGCGGCTTCGTTAATGGCGGGCAGGAAGGTATCGCCCAGCGTTACCGAAATCGCATTGACGCTGTTTTTCAGCAGAACCAGCTGGTTTTCTGTTGTGGCCGCGCGGGATGCGTATTCCTTCTGCATCGAGCCGCCATATTCCTGGGCATCTGTCACACGCTCAAAGTTGGTGCGTAACAGATCCATGTTGGTCAGCAGCGGTGCGATAGCCCCTATCGACTCTTTACCGAAAAGCCTGGTCAGTATTTGTGGCCTGTCAGTCGCTGACAATTTTGAAAGAGAATCTAAAACCTTGAGGATCGCGGTTTTAGAGTCTTTTTGCATTTCAGCAGCTAATTTAGTGGGGCTTATCCGCAGCGCTCTTAAGGCTTCTTTCTGAGACTTAGTTGCGGATTTACCCGCCGTAAGCGACAGCATGAAGTTTTTGATGCCGGTTGAGGCAATTTCTGATTCAACCCCCATCCCGGCAATGGTGGCGCCCATCGCGGCAATTTCGCCGGATGCCACTCCGGCAACACCGCCAAGCGGACCAATCCGCGTCACGATATCAGAAATCTTCTTCGCATTTGCCGGGCCGGTATTCCCCAGATAGTTGATTTTATCGGCCAGGACAACCACGTCTTCCTGCGTCAGTTTGAACGCTGTCCGCCACTGCGCCATCATCTGACCGGACTCTTCGGCAGTGGTATCAAACGCCACACCCATTTTCACTGCGTCGTTCGCAAACTGCATCAAATCGCCGCGGGCAATGCCTGCCTGCCCGCCCGCCGCCACGATCTCTGCAATTCCCTCCGCCGCCATCGGTAACTGTGTGGACAGCGTCAGGATATCGTCACTCATCTGCGCGAATGCTTTTTTATCATCCAGGCCGTCAACCACCTTCCGGATGTCAGCCATTTTTGACTCAAAGCCAATCGCAGCATTCACGGGCAGCACCAGCGCCCCAAGAACAGCGGTCCCGGCAGCGGCAGCACCGATCGCCAGCCCGGCCATTTCTTTCTGAAATCCCTTCAGTTCCCGCTGCATCCCTTTCAGCGGACCCGATAACTGGTCAACGGCAGTGATAATGGCCTTTAACTGGAAACTGTCAGCCATGCTTCATTTCCTCATTGATACGGACAGCCTCCAACTCCAGCTCCAGAAAATCGGATATCGCCGCCCGCCGGAGCTCCAGGGGATTTATTCGCCAGAAGTATGCGGTGTTGTAGACCCGCTTTCTGAGTCCTCCTCCGTCTCCGACCGGGTAAAAAAATTGAGGATCAACATACAGGCTTTGAAAATATCCAGTTTTGCCAGTTGCGCTGCCGAGGAGCGTGGAATACCTGCCAGCACAGGGATATATTTCAGCGCAACCGAACTGTCCAGCCGGACGCCGCCGTCACCGGAAACGGTGAACGGAAAACCAATGGCTTCGATTTCATCGTAGGACGGTTCGCGCAGCTCCAGCACATAAAGCTTTTCGTTATGCGCCATAATCGGCTTTTTGAGCACAAGTTCTTTTATCACTGGTAAAATCCCTCCTCACCGTGGAACTCAAGATCCACGGTGCCCTCTTCCGGGTTATGGTTGGCTTCGCCGTGCAGCCAGGCGTTTGAGAGAACATACACCTGACCATTTGCCAGCTCTGATGTGATTGTCATGACATCAGAAGACGTAATTTTATCGACCGGGAAGTTTTTCGGCACTTTGGCGGTCACCTTCGTATACGGTGCCCGGCTGGTTTCCTTGTAGTCAACGGAACCATCCAGGCCAATCACGTCGTCACGAACTTTGGTGTTCATGGGGACTTCAATCCCTCCGGTTACCGACAGTTGCTGTCCGTCGATTTTGAAATACGTTGTTCCCGCAATTTTTCCCATTATGCAGCCTCCTCGCTGTACTGCAGACGGAACTGGTTAAGCACTGCAAACACACGTAACTGATTGACATAATCAGGCGGAAACAGCACATCCAGGCGGTTCGAATTGTTCGCGTTACGCTCAACTATCAGATGTTGCTGGAACAGATCGAAGTTTTCCACGATGCCTTCCCGCTCCATCTGGCGATATGTTGATCCCAGCTCACCACGGATAACGGCAGGCGTGACAATGGCCTGACCAGACCCGAAACGCGTACCATCATTAGCAAGTTTATGGCGCCCGTATTTACTGGTAATAACAGATTTCAGACGGCGCAACACATAAGCACTGGTATGCAGCGTCTCGCTGTCAAGGTAGCTGTTATCCGCCACACCATACGCATTTTTCCTGTACGTCGTGATATCCCGCTGAATACGCAGCACGCCGCTTTCCACATACGCCGTTGCCACACCGTGGGAAAGTAACGTCTGCTGTTCAGTCGTCGTGAAGCGTTTGCCTTTCGGTGCCGGCAGCATGTCCACCAGTTCCCCGGTCTGGGTCGGGCGCGCCGGATCGTTACGGATAAAAACCGCAGCACGGGCAGTACGGCTTGCAGCCAGTTCATCAGCAGGCGTCTGGGTGTCTTTCTCATAGCCCGCCAGGGTGATGTGCTGCAGGTTAAACTGGTCACCCGCGGCCACAAGCTCCGACAGAGTCCCCGTCTTCGCCGTATAAACGTGACCATACAACTGCCGGACATAACTCCAGCGACCGCTGGAATCATTCATTTCAGTTGCCATCGTGTTCACCGATGCCGTGTCGTTAAACGGAAGGCCGATATAATCGAACGGCTCATCTCCCATCGCTGCCACCGCGTCGTTAAGAGCTGGCGCACCAGCCCCCTTCACGCCGCTGGCAACCGTAATATTCACACCCGCCGGTAACACCTCCCCACCGCCAAAGCCGTAATAATTGAGAGTGACCGGAATTTCATTTCCATATAACCCCTTGTGGCGCGCAGTCAGTGTCACCACCCCCGCTTCTGATGTTGCCGTAAAGGGAAGATCAGGGTTTGCATTGACCGCATCCTTAATGCTCACAGCCACCGCCGCAGCGTCATCACCGCTGGTCACGGGAGCCTGAACGCGGGTTCGGCCGGTATAGACATTCACCGTTCCGGTTTCCGTCGCTTCGCCAGTTACCGTCAAAGCGACGGTTGCTGCCGCGCCTGTGGATTCAGGTACGGCAATGACATACAGTTCGCCAAATGGATCGGTCTTACGGTACGCCCCGACCATACGGGCCAGCTGGCTTCCGGCACCGCAAATCTGACGGGCATAATCAACCGATGACACCAGAACAAGACTGTTGACGGCAATTGACGCATCATTGCTGGCGTGACCAATCAGCAGTGATGCCCCGCTGTCCCGGGCGGTATTTGCCGCCGAGTTATCCATCTCGGCATAAAACAGCGGAACCCGTGTATCTGACGGGATGGAATTAAAACTAATTGCCATTTGTTTTCACCTTTTTATTCGTGCGCCGGACATCACCAGCGGCCTCGCGGCGCAGCCAGTAGTTATTCTCATCAACATTTCGACCTCCTTCAGGTAAAAGGTCGCCACGGGCCGGATCGGGAACCGATCGCCCTTTTGCGGGTTTCACAAACATGGTTTATTCCTGAAATGTAATTTCGGTGTGGTGCTCGATGTCGCCATCTGGCCCGGTACCGGGTTCGATAAAATCAACATCAATACTGAGCGTTTTAAGGTCGGGCAGGCCGTCCAGATCATCCTGCTGGCGGGTGTCTGTTTCGGTAATTTCATACTTCACCGTGAAGTCGAACTGGTAATACAGTTCGTGGCGGTTCAGATCGAGAAGCATCCCACCCGTATACTGAATTTCATGCGCCTGCGGATCCGGCTCCCACCCCAGCAGCGCCTTCCAGATTTCCTGCCTGACGTCGTGAACTGCGTCGTAAGAAGCCCACTGCCCTTTTTCATCCCGTTCGTTGCTGAGTACCACGATGACGGAAAAACCCTCCGTCAAATCCTGCCAGTAGTCGGTCTGCGATTTCTGCTCACCCGTGACGTCTTCGGCTGGCACAACATACGCGGCTGGTAGTCTGAGCTTTCCGGCCTCCGGTATCGCTTTAAACTGCGCTGCGCCACCCACACGGTTTTCAAACCGAGGGCAACGGCTGCGAAGTGCCGCAATAATCGGGGTTAATTTCATTTTTTCTTCCTTCGCTGAGGACGGAGTGATTTTCGCAATTCGCGGGAGAGCACATAACGTGTCCAGCTGCGGCGTTTATCCAGAACCTCAGTCATGTAGTTGTTACGTGGTTCCACACGCCAGCCGCTGCCGCCTGATGCGCCGCGATGATGGCCTTTCTTACGCTTCGCCCCACGGCGAACACCGTAGAACAGAAAGGCGGGGTAAAAGGCACCGTTGATATGCCGGTTGCCCTCGCCGTTTTTCTGGTTAGGCGCGATCTTCACCATGAGCCCCGGACGTTTTTTTGACGCCCGGGGTACGTAGTAGCCGATAGAACGCGCCAGCTGGCCGGTGCGGTACGAGGGGTGTTCGCCTGGCTTCGAGCGGCCACGTTTCATGACCAGTCGCCGCGCATCACGCATGTGCACCTGACCAATTTTAACGAACGCCCGTCGCATTCTCGCCCGGTTAAACACCAGTTCTTCCGGCTGTACGTAATCAACGTGTAAATATGCTTTCTGCGGCATAGTCACTCCCGTTATCGGTACCCAGCGCTTCGCACTCGAGCAACAGAAAGCGGCGTTTACTGTTCAGATCACGGACCCGTTTAACCCGATAAGAAATATCGTCGTGGAGCACTTCATGATCGGCGGTGATACCGCGGCGAAAACGGATGGTGAAATAGTGCGTCACCCTGTTTTCTATCTGCACAGACCCCTGATAAGCTGCCGCACCGGGTTGCGCTTTTTTGGCCCACGTCCGGATCTGCTCCGGGTACGTCGGCGTTACGCCAAAGTCATCAGCCGGAACATCGACACGCCGCCGGATAACAATGCGCTGGTCAAGTTCGCCCGGGTCGGGCAAAAGGTATGTGGCGCTGGTCTGCGCCTGACGAATTTTCATTGTGGAAAGTACCTGTATGGACCGACAAGCCAGCCAAAGCTCTGTGGCATGTCGAGTTTTTCCACTTCCGTGACGGAAGATCGGTTTTCGTAGAAATGACTGATAAGCATCAACATCCCCAGACGGATATCATCCTGCAGGAGCAGTCCGTCAGGATCGCTGTCCGGAATGGTTTCATCCGGCGCATAGAGCTTCCGGTTCAGATACGTCTCCGTCCGCTTTTGTACCGCTCTGGCCAGCAGTTGCAGGTAGCGCTCATCGGCTTCAAAATCCTCATCCAGCCGGAGTTGAGCTTTAATTTCTTCCACACTCAGAAGCATACTCAGCCCTCTTGACTGGTCGTGGATTTTTTCTCTTTCACCGCTTTATTGCTTTTTGCACTGGTTTCGCACTCTGCTAACCCGGTCTGAAGCGCAATCTCCTGCGCCCGGGCCGGGAGTATCCTGTCGTCGTGTTCACCGGCACGAATGATTTCAACACGCAGACCGTCTGGCGACCATTTGAGATCTTGTTTCAGGATCATGATTCCCTCACCTGTCAGAACAGGGGCGCCGTTCAGCGCCCCGCCAGTGATTACGCCGCAGCGATTTTCAGCAGCTTGATAGCCTGTGAATCGACCAGCATACCCCCGGTGCGCTTGGTGGTATAAAAACCGACAAACGGTTTGTTGGTGTACGGGTCGCGCAGGATGCGGGTGCCGATACGGTCAACGATGGTGTAACCCCGTTTGAAGTTACCAAACGCAATGGCTTTCGCATCGGCGGCGATATCCGGCATCTGTTCGTTTTCAGCGATACCGTAACCCGCCAGTGAGGATGGCTGTCCCAGTTCCAGCCCCGGACGCCACAGATAGTTACCCTCGGTATCTTTCAGCAGACGGATGGCAAACAGGCTGTTGTTGTTCATCATGAACTTCGCGCCGGTACGATGCGCCTTACGCAGCGTGTAAATCAGCTTAATGATGGCATCAGCGGTCACCGCGGTCGCTTCACCGGATACGATGTGCTGAAGTTTACCGAACGCACGAGCCTTATCGGACTCTTCGGTGGATTCATAGGCCAGGAACCCTTTCGGCTTCTTGGTGCCGTCACCAGTGGTAAAGGCAATTTCCTCCTGTTCGGCAAATTCGGTCGCCAGTTCACTGTTGATCCAGGCTTCCACGTTGAAGAAGGCATCATCCAGCATTTTCTGGGTGGCCTGCGGGTTGCCGTAGATTTCCCCCATGAAAGGCTCAATCAGTCCCAGCCTGGAAGTAGCGGTCTGGGAACGCGTGTCAGTTTCGCCGACCCATCCGGAAGCCGTACCACCCAGATTCACCAGTTTTTTATAGTCGGAACCGCCCACGGTGATCACCGTGGCCTCCTGACGCATCACCACCTCATCTTTCAGCAGGCTGAGAATGCTGCGATCCAGCTCTTCCGGCACGGCATAACCACCATCTTCATCAGTGCCCACCTGCAACGCCTTACGCTCCAGATCGCGCAGACCGTCTTCGCGGCCTTTACGCAGAAAGCCGACGAAAGCGTCTTTATGTTCTGCAGCCACCTTGTTTTGCGCTCCACCTGCCGGACGTTTCAGCTCAAGCAGCTCTTTTTCAAGGTCGCTTTTGAGATTTTCCAGCTCGCTGAGTTTCCCGTTCAGGGTTTCCACCTGCCCGGCAAGCTTGCCCTTTTCCTGCTCAATCGCCTCAACGCGCTTGTCGTTCTTTGCTTTGAAGTCGTCAAACTTCTGTTGAAGTTCCTGCGCGACCTGTTCCACATCTTTAATATCAACCGCCATCGTATTTCTCCTGATTAGAAGTTCAGATTTTTCAGTACATTCAGTGCAGAGCCCACATCCTCAGCGTCGCGCAGGGACAGTGCGCCATAGCCCCCGGCCATGAATGCTTTGGCCTGGGTACGGGAGAGTCCGACATCACGCAGGACTCTTTCGATTTTTTTCTGTTCGGGGATTTCCCCGCGGGCCAGCGCGTTCTTGACGTCGCTGATCCGTGCCTCATCGTTTGACGGGAACGTCACCAGACTGACTTCCCAGAGGTCGATTTCTTTCAGCAGAAAGGCTTCTTTGCTCCGGTCGTATTCCCAGTCTTTCAATACGTACCCAATAGAAAGGCCGGTTAATGAACCGGCCTTCATGTGTGCATGTGCGCGTTTTGCCAGGGGATCATCATCAATGAGCAATCGCCCCTTAACGTAAAGCCCGACATCGTCTTCCTTCATTTCGGTGTAAACACCGATGGGCTCATCCATGCGGTGCTGCCAGAGCAGCGCAGGTAACGCTTTTCTGTCACTCCACTCCCGCAGGGAAGCAGCAAATGCCCCGGACATCACCACATCATCGTGGCTGTCCTTTACACCAAAGACGGAGCCATACCCTTCAAACTCACCGGAGTCACTGACAGATTTAAGACTCAGCGGTACATCAAGACGTTGTTTCGTCTGCATTGGCGTTATCCTTCTGCTTACCGGCTTTACTGCCATCGGAGGGTTTCGTGGTCATGTTCATCGGTGTGAGATAGACATCGCCACCGGGACGCGGATTCATATCTTCCAGGTCGCGGCAGTCATTGGGAGAGTAAATCCCCCAGTTGATCCCGGTGGCATAGGCTTCAAAACGGGACTTCACATCCCCACGCAGTAACGCCCCCGCGTTAAATTTGGCGTAAAAAACGCCCTGCTTACTTTTTCGTACCAGTCCGGTGTTGATCCGCTGTTCGATGCGGGTCAGATACGGCACCAGTGAATAGTTGATAAATCCCAGCCCCAGCTCTTCAATATTGTTGAAGGTGGCGCGATCGGTGTTCTGCACCATGTGCAATGGCACCCGGAACAGACGACAGATTTCTTCAAGCTGAAACTTGCGGGTTTCCAGGAACTGGCTGTCCTCGGCGTTCAGCGCCATCGACTTCCAGTCCAGCCCCATCTCAAGGATCATCGGGCGATGAGCATTACCAAGCCCGGTGTGACGCTCCTCAAAATCTTTCTTCAGGCGCTCATAAGCCTGATCCGACAGCGTCTGCTCTGTACGCAACACACCCGACGTCACCGCGCCATTGCTGAACAGTCTGGCCCCGTGCTCTTCGGTCGCTGCCGCCAGCGATATTGCCTCGCGGGCATAGGCGATGGGATTCAGCCCCACCAGTCCGTCCAGCGTCAGCGTGCGCACATGCCAGATATCCTCCTGGCTCAGTACATCCGTGGAGCCATCCGGGAATGTGACCTGATAGACCGGCTCCCAGCTACTGTTAAGCTTCGGCACCACACAACCGGGATCGACGGGCAGCAATTCAGCCACTTCGCCAAATGCTTTCACTTTGTAGGCATAAAAGTTGCCCCGCAGGCACAAACAGGTGACCACCAGCTCCCAGAACTCCTGCGGCGTCATATAGCCATTGGGATGCGTGGAGATCAGCTTATGCAGACGTTCGCCAGTGGCTCTCTGTTTCAGGCTGCCGTTCAGGTGATACAGGCTGCAGGGCAACATCCCGACCGACTCTGCCAGCACTCTGACGCAGGAAAAAACCGCCGTCAGTCGCATGGCCCGCTGACTGCTGATCTGCTTTCCGGTATAGGTGTCGTATGACAGCCCGATAGCATCCGCCAGCTCTGCTGGCGTGGTCACCGGCGCGTCACTTTTTCGTTGAAATAATCCCGAAAAGAACACTATTTACCTCCGCCGACAGACTGCTGTGTACGGTCGAGATATCGCGCCACCAGCCACGACCAGAACATGCACAGCGCCCCGGCAACAACAAAACCCGCCGGGGGATAAATCAGCCAGGCACCATACGCCAGCAAAAGCGCACCCAGCACGCCCACCAGAGGCGCGAGAATCAGCATGATCATAATTACCTCAGTTAAAGCGAGCGGATCCCGTAGGACTCAATGTGGTCAGACAGCGTGTCTTCTTTCTCGTACAGCATGGCTCTGCCAACCGCCATAATCAGTGCAACTGCACCATCGATTTTATTTTCCGCCTGCTCCTTGACAGGCTTCACCACATCATCGTTACCCGGAATGGTTTTGCCGACTACGTTGCCGATACACCAGGTCATGATGGGATTGCCGTCATGATGAAAGCGCCCCGATTCAATCGCCGCTTCCAGCTCTTTCATCGGATCGGACATGTTGGTGTAGTTCTGAATGATGGTGATGGGGTTCAGGTCTTCATCAGCAAGGTCATGCGACAGCCCGGTCGCCCCGAAGGGGTCGATGGGTGACTCACTGACCGGGCTGATTTTGTTCGCCGCTTTGGCCTCCTCGAGGATGTAGCGATAATCCACCTCCGCACCAGCGGTAACAGTCAGAACGCCCATTTCCACCCATTTCTGAAAGCGTTCGGCTGTCCGGCGATCTTCATTTTTCTCGACGCTGTACACCGTGTCATACGGTACCCAGAAACGCGGGGCCACACTGTAGTAATGCGTTTTACCGTCAATCTCGCGGGTATAAAGTCGCGCCATGCTGTTCATATCCAGCTTACGCGCCAGGTCAAAGGCCAGAATGCACGGCTGCCCCTCGAACTGCTCAAGGGTCAGTGATTTATCCTCGCAGCTCTGCCAGCTCACCAGGTTGAAATACGCCGAACGCGCCGACACCCAGATATTGAGGTGTTTTGTTTTAAAGACGTTTGCCAGACGGGCGTTATTTTTCGCACGCTGCTGCTGACTTAACAAAAATTCGCGATAAACCGACACGCCAATATTTGGATTGGCTTTTTCCAGCACCTGCGGGTCGGTCCAGTCGTCACCTTCATCAACGGTATAGATGATCCCGAACAGTTCATCGTTAGGCACCGAGCCGTTGAGCATCTCGATGACTTCCCGCCGCTTGTCGTAGCACGGCCCCTCAATGTTGTACCCGGCGGTGGTGATGGCCCACATCAGTGGCTGACGTCGCGCGCCCATCCCGGTAAGCATCGTGGTGTAAAGTGCATCTGTGGCATGCTCGTGATATTCATCCACCACAGCACAGTGGGGTGATGAACCATCACCGGGGTTACCGATCAGCGGTTCAAACCGCGCGCCATCCTCCGGACGGTTCATGTTTGAGGCGTTAACCTCAATCCCGAACGCTTCCGTCAGCATGGGTGTGCGTTTACACATCAGTCGCGCCGGGCGAAAGACTTCCCACGCCTGTTTCTCTGTCGTGGCACCGGAATACACTTCCGCGCCAAACTCGTTATCACAGGCAAAACAATACAGGGCAACACCGGCAGAGATTGCCGATTTGCCGTTCTTACGGGGGATTTCGGTATACACCTCCCGGAAGCGGCGCAGCCGGGAGCCTTTATTGACCCAGCCAAACGCGCAGCAGATCACAAAGAGCTGCCACGGCTCCAGCGTGATGGGCATCCGTTTGAATGCCCACTCCCCCTTGGTGTGTGGCAACAGCTGAATAAATTTCGCGGCCCGTTCAGCCTGGTCCTTGTCGAAGCGGTAACGAAACGACTTACTTTTTTCCGCCATCAGGTCATCAAGATGGCGCTGGCAGGCCTGAATCACAAACTGGCAGGCCACAATCTTTCCGCGCACGACATCACGGGCATACTGATTGGCAGCATTTACGTTGGGGTAAGATTTCCGGCTCATGACTCGATGATTTTCAGAAACGGGTTAGTGGCTTTCTTCTGCCCCGCCAGGCCAATCAGACGCTGGCGGCTGCTGGGGTCGAGTCCGAGCATTGCACCCGTGCTGCTCATCTCGGACTCCTGTTCTTTTTTGGCGGTCAGCTCCGGATTTTTGACCATGCCGCCCATTGCACCGGTGATGGTGTTGCCCTGTATGGCAATATTTTTCACGGCACGTCGCCAGAACTCATAGGCCACGCACCACCGCTCAAGTACCGCCAGGTCAGTCACGCACAGCAGGCCCTGACCGCAGAGTTCTTTGGTTGTCAGTTGCCACATGATCGTGGCGAGAGGGAGATCTTCTTCAGCGAACCACTCCGGTGGCTCAACACCTTTGATGGGCGTAAAAACAGGTTCATCTTTGTTCAGGGCTCGCTTGCCGGGGTTTCCGGCCAGCGCCTTGCGCGCCGTTGGCTTGGGGCGACGCCCGGAACGCCCCGCCGTTCCAGCCATATGCGGCACTCCTGGTTAAATTTCATTTTTCGCGGGTATAAAAAAACGTTGAGGCGGGCAGTCCGGAAGACGTCAGGTCACAGGGATTTGACCCGCCCCTCCCCTCTGGCAGCGGGAACTGGTTCTTACTTCAGCCGTTCACGGGCCGTCTTCGCCTTATGACACGGCCAGCACAGACTCTGCAGATTGCAGTCAGCATCAGTGCCGCCATGCGCTTTAGGAATAATGTGGTCAACGGTTTTCGCCTCACGCACCACACCGGCACGCAGACATAACTGACACAGGCCTTTGTCACGCTTCAGGACACGCGCGCGGATACTGTCCCACTTCGAACCGTAGCCGCGCTGATGACGGGATTGTCCTGGCTTGTATTGCTTCCAGCCTTCGCTTTTGTGACTTTCACAATAGCCTGACGGATCAGTGGTAGTTTGGCGGCAACCACGAACGCGGCAGGCTTTTGGGATTCTAGGGGGCATATAAAAAATTTATAATAAGTAAAATAATAAAGAAAAATGCTCAAAGGCAATTACCTTGACTCAAATACAAATCTAGAAGAGATGAGCTTATCAAGCATTTTCATAAGTAAATCCTTACTCTCACCACCATTTATATATTTATTAAAGTTAGACTCGAACTCATGCCAAACTTTTTCTAACTCAGTATTATCAAATAAGTGCTCTGTCGCAAACCATGAAGATTGGCAACAATCAAAAATACTCAAAAGCTCATCAAATCTTTTAACATTCTCTTCTCCCAACTCAATTTGCTGGCTAATAAGATCTACATCTTTAAATAGCCATTTAGCAATAACTTGCTCTCGTTCATCATTGAGTTGCTCGGGGTCAATATTGACAGGCATAAATAATAGAGCTGTCTTTAATTTCTTTAATGCATTCCTAAAATCTATTTTTACTTTTGTTTTCTCTTGTTCCCGCCACGTAAATAATGCCTTGAACGCCAAAAACAAAGTAACAATAGTAGCTCCAGCACTCACCCAAGATGCAATCATTGCCCAACAAGCCCACTCAGCAGCAGCACGGTTTGCTACAAGTGTCTCATATGCAATATAATTTTCGTTCATTTTTACCTCACTGTTAATAGTGAGAGTATTGTAACTAAAAGCATAATAACTAGAACAGTCAAATAAAAATATTTCACCTAATGAATATTATTATTCAAATGTAGATTGTACTTTTGCTCTCCTAGCCTACGAAGATCAGACTTATCACGGTTACATAGCCCCAGTGCTGATAGCAGACTTACATTCAAACTAAGACTATCCCCATAAGTCAGAGGATTGGGTATAACTGGCTGTGGAGTTTCAGCGAGCAGGTTCGCCGGTAACGGCATCGTTGGAACCTGCACGTATACTGTCCGCGTACTTCCGCAACCGGTCAGCAGCGACATCAGGCACAGGACGTGAAGCACAATCATCATCCGCAACAGCCACTTTGATATCTTCCTGGGTTCTCTGTGACTCCAGTGCGATCTGCTGTTTTGCATGTTGATTCGCCTCCTGAATGATGTTCGTTATTGCCATAGTACGCAGAACATTCTCGGTGATAGCCTCAGTAGAATCAGCTCGCTGTTCCGCAGCATCAGCACGCTTCTGCTCCTCCAGAAACTTTCCATGATAGTGATTCGCTGACCAGACAAGACCACCAGCGACACAAGCAATAAACGTTAAAATGAGCGCCCAATAACTCATCTTCATACCAGCAGCGCCGCCCGCGCCTTGTTGTATCGGACCTTACGATCCTCAATACCGTTCAAACCGCCGTTAATGATGCGCGTAACACGGTTAATATCGGCACCGTAGATCATGCAACCTTTAGAGGTGTAGAACCATGCAGCTGAGCGCGCAGCCTGTAGTTCCTGTTCCAGTTGTTCAGGTGAAGTCACCAGATCTAACTTCAGCGCCGCGCCACAGATGCGATAATTATGGAGGCCAGTGATTTGAATTAATCCTCTACCACGATATTTCCAGCCATCACCGGGTGCTTTGTTACCCAGCCGGTTGCTATACACCAGATTGGCAATAGCATCCTGACGAGCTGCATGTCCGGATGTTCTGCCAAGGGCATCAGCCTGCTGCTGTGTGATCCTCTTTCCGAACGTCGCCACCAGCGCAGATGGCGTGTAGTTAAAATTTTCAACTACGGCGCTAAACCCCATCGACTCATGGCCTACCTGAGCGATAAACATCGCCTGATCCGCTGGTGCTGTAATGCCGAATTCCTTCATCGCCGCATCAATGTGCGGAAACCAGCGCGCAGCCTGCCCGGCGCTAATACCAGCCGCCTTTTGAAATAATTGTTGGTTCATTAGTGCCTCAGATGATCAACCAGACGTGCAACGTTGCCTCTGACGGCCACCAGCACGGAAAGAAAAATAGTATTCGCCACGATAATGGGCCATGAGGAATGGGGATAAATCCCACAGAGATAGGCCAACGGAACAGCACTGTATGTAACAGTAATCAACCAAGCTAAACGTGAAACCCAAGGACGATGCCGCGAATCACCACGACGATAAAACATCAGAGTAATAACAACACAAGCACATAACAACGCATTTATAGTTGCTGTCGGGTCATTTAGCTCCACCTGAACCTCCCCGGCGCGTTATGAGCGCCACCAGCGAGCCGATATCCTGATTATTCAGGAACGTCAGGATCTTAACGGCTAAAGCAGAGACGATTACGGCACCAATAGCATCCAGAGGTTTATCACTGTATCCGGTCAAGTTCGCCAGCTTGGAGCCAACCAACCCAGAGCAAAGGATCCCGGCAATATATGACACGATAAAATATGCCAGTCGGCGCGATGCACTCAGATCTGCTGCTGTTGCTATGTAGAATACAGCCCCTGCAAATGCGCCAAATACAACGCCGTAATCAGTTCCGGTCAGCAGTCCATAAACACTGGCACCCGTCAGGGCACCACCAGCCAGCCCAGTACCGGAAATCGGATCGGACATTTAGCCCCCTCTTAATTGCTGTTGGTCCTCTCAGATATGAGGGGAAGGGATCTTAATGACAGTTTGTCTATTATTTCAGACAGACTAAAACCTGATTACATATCAGAAGAAGCAGCAGAATTTCTCCGCTCACTAAAACTTTCAGTCAAACACTACCCTGTTGATTATTTCTCAGAGGCGGACTTGACTCCCTGGGGAAACTCAACTTTCCGTTAAAACCACCAGCAGACATCCGTTCAATTTCCACAGAAATATCACTGAGCCGTTCTTCAAGCTCTGCTTTTTCTTTTACCAGACGGTTATAGCGGCTTAGATGAAGCTTTTGCTGCTCCAGCCAGTCTTCAAGCTGTTCAACAGTCATACCAGGGTTAAAAAAATATGGCTGCTGCTTTTCGCCCTGCATTATTGACCTCCAGAAAAGCAAAAACCCCGCCGAAGCGAGGTTTGTTATGATTTCGTTAACGGCAGACATACAAAGCCCATCGTTAGGAGAATCCTAACCATATTTTTTGAAAAATGCAAGAATCATGTCGCCATCTTCGGCGAAAATCATTTATCTCGTGACTTTTCTTAATTGCGCCTCAGCATATGCTTCTTCCTGCCAGCACTTTGTCACCAGTTTATCAATGATATCTGCATATCCTTTGTACCACTGATAATCCGTCAGGTCTGGTACCAGCTTCTGGACATGATGCCGCGCCAGCGTGGTTGGTAAACGACTAAACCGGTTTCCATTGCAACGCCCACAAATCTTATAAACAGGCGTGCCATGAAGTCGGGTCCTTTTTTCATCCAGGACAATACCTTTACCCTTACACCCTCTGCACGCTGTGCTGACTTCTCCCTTACCATGACAATGCTGACATAGTTCCTTCCCCCACTCTTCCTTGATAACAGATACCCCGCTTCTGGAGTGTTTCACCACTTCGCGCAATACATTATGAAATCCAGTCCCAGCACAATGCTCACAGCGAGCCTTACTTGCCGCAGACCTGGAATAATCAGCAAAGGCAAAATTCACAAGGTAAGGGATGATCTGTAACCGGGTTTCTTCACTCAATTTGTTCAATGTCGGGTTATCCAGTGCCATCGCGTGATTGAGTAGACCTTCAATCGCAAACTGAGGATCCTGAACACCAACTTTTGCCAGGAATAAGGCAAACCCAAGCGGTGCTTTCGACTGCACCATCCCCTGCGCAGCCATCACATCCGTAATCGTTAAACCACCTGAGCCTGTCGCCGGTGCGTCATCGCTCAATTTTGGAGATTTTGGGGAGTAATATTTTGGTAAGGCTTCAAGGTTCATGCTCGTTCTCCACTTACGCCAGAACGCCTATTGCCAGCGCACGATCGATAAAACGAAATATCAACTCCAGTTGAGAGCCGTATTTCTCTTCGAATGCCACGGTGTCCGCATGTAACTCATTGTGATGCGTTCTGCACAACGGCAGCACAAAGAGGTCATGCGCCTTTGTTCCCATCCCTCCCTGACCGTGGCCTATCAGGTGGTGCGGATCATCCGCCTGCTTCCCGCAGCAGGCGCACGGCTGGGATTTAACCCAGCGGGTATATCTCTCATTGACCCATCGACGGCGTTTCGGACGTAACATGAAGCTTTCCGGCGATTCCGGATCAACCCTGAGCGCCAGTACCTTTTTCGCCTTATCCTGTACAATGCTGGTGGCCGGCACCGAGGGAACAATTTCACTTTCACGGGTAGCTGACTGGACAATTGCCTTCGGCATTCTTAATGCTTTTCTCGCAGCGCTCTCCGGTAAGACTTCTGCCAGGTCATTGCGTACCATCCACCAGCACAGTTCCGGGAGAGTAACTGCGTGCATATCGTCAAAACCCAGATCACGACAAACAACCGATAAAACCCATTTTGTCGTGTTCTCCACAGCTATTGATTTCAGCCGTTCCGTAAACTGTTCGCGCAGCAGGTTATCGCAGTGCCAGCACAGTCGGATTGCCCCCGGGGCGTGGCGCATGGTTGTCATCTGTTCGCTGTGCCAGTCTGAATGCGGCCACTGACAGCCATTCCCCCGGAGTAGCCAGCTTTCCAGGCTATCCAGACCACCAGCACGATAAATAACCGACTCATTACGGAACACATCACGAACAGCAGGATCATCCGCCAGCGGCTGTGATACCGCCGGGACTACGCCGCTGGCGAAAGATGAAAATTGCTCCGGCTCTGGTTCAAGCAGAACACGCCCCTGCATAAACAGGGGCATCAGTTCCGATCCCGGCCTGAACAATACAACGCCCATACGAGGAGCAATTTCAGGGGTCAGTAACGCTCTCACGATCACCTCAATGAACGGTATCGAGCAGCTTCAGCAGCTCAGGGAATTTGGACTCGAAGAAATGCGGCTGCGTCTCGCGAGGGTTTGCCGGGCTGGTGATGTTTTTGCCGAACATGCAGCCTTTTGCCGTCAGCGACCAGAATTTTTTAATGCCGTTAATCGCGGAGCGACTGTAACGCTCACGATGTTCAACAACACCCAGCTTTGCTAACTGCTGATACGCCTGATTAGCCGTCATCCGGATACCATGCTGTTTTAACAGCGCGCTCAGTGCCAGCGTCGGGCGGCTTGAACCATCCAGCGCGCCAGCCGGAGCATCAATGGCATATTGTGGCGCCAGGTTAGGTAGTCCCACTGCCTCCTGGAGTTTCTGACACGCGCCCAGTACCGATGAATTGGACAGGTTTAACTCTTTGCGCATAAAACCCAGCAGAATCACCCCCGCCTGCATCTTATCGGCAGCCATACCAGAAGATGTTTGTGGCGCACTGGTAATCCGATCGAACGTGCGGATCACCTTAAGATGGAAAGACGGGCTGATCCACATTACATAAGCAAACACCAGTTCTTTGCATACGTATGTACCTTGTTCAGCACCACCGCGAACAGTATTTACTGGAGCGATACCCAAATTTTGGGTATCACTACCGCCCTGAAAAAAGCTAACGGATTGATTTTGTTCCGAGGGTGGAATTCCGCCCTCGGTGAAAAGTTGCTCAATCAGCTCACGGGTTTGCTTATTATCAAGCCAGTATTTCGGACGATATTTCTGCTCTCCACCAGCAGCACGGTGCAAATCGTTAAGACAATAGCGCCCATGAACGTCGCGGCGAACTTCGATACCATCAATGACCATTAAATTATTCATGCTTCTTTCTCCATTTTCAGTCGGCTGCACCCGCCCCTGTTTCAAATTTCGTGATCGTGATTTCTACCTTCCCCTTCGGGAAAACTGGTCCCCACTCCACCAGCATTCTCTTTACCTGGCTGTCGTCCTCCCAGACTCCTGCGTGAGTCAGTGCGTCGAACAGCGCTTTGTTGTAATTGTCCAAATCCCTGATCCGCTTATCTGGCGGATACAGGATGATTTCTACCGCTGCTAGTTCAGTCGATGGCTTCGGGAGACGTCGTAATTGCTCAATGATCGCCACGCAGGCAGCGCTCTGGTATTTACGACCAACAGCGCTAATGAGGTGACGACCGGCCAGCGGCCCCTTGTTAGGGGCGCGCCAGTAAGTGTTCACGCTCGGAGGGAATGGGAGTACCAGCCTCATGCAACCTCCCGCCGCATGCTGCTGACCAGTCCACCAGCAGTAGTAATGATTTCGCTGGTTGGCATACGCTCCAGCCACAGCTGGTTAATGTTCGCTTTCAGCTTGTTCTGCTGCGATGCGTCCAGAGAATCCGCCCCCTCAACCTGGTTGAACACCAGACCAACCTCAAGCGGCCAGATACGCGAATCCACATAAGGTAATACTGCTGGCGCTATAATGGGTTCTTCTTGCTCTGGCGCCGTAGTGGCTGGTGGCTGAACCTTACCCGCGGCAAATTCGACCAGTGACATGAACGCCTTCCCCTTTTCCTCCAGTTCGGTACGGCTGATGTAGCTGAAACGCTCGCCGCGCCATGACTTATCGAAGATTGCAATGGCGCCAGCAAAGAATGCACCAGTGGTCTTCTGCTTATCGTCGGCAGGGACAAACCACACGGGGAGATCGAAGCCAATACGACCGCGGATAAACATGATGTGATCGGCGTCTTCCGGCCACCACGTTTCACTTGTTGCCGCTTTAACGAGGAACACATAGCGACCGCCCTTTTCACGCATCTCCATTGTGTGATCCATGATGTGGGTCATGCCGGTGATCGCCTGCTTCTCGTGGTACTGAGAGCGGCTATAGGGTGGATTACCGAATGCGGCACCGCCGATTGATTCCAGCATTTCCGCCCAATCTTGTACCAACGCGTTATCATCGGCGGTGTACCACACAGGGCACTTAGCGTTATCGTCGTCAGCAAAGAGATCCAGCGTTAGGGGACCGAACATCGCATTAATGCCCCAAAAAAGCAGGTCTGGTGTCCGCCACTGATCGCCGACTTCTTTCAGTTCGTGTGCTGATTTGTTGCGCAGTTCTGCCAGCGCCTGGCAATATTTATTGCTCATTAAGACCCCACATAATTCCCTGACAGATACCACTCACTACCTGATGCAACAGACTTTCTGCTCTTCCGCAAACACCGTTCACGGCGCGCCAGAAAGGCGCTACGTTCCGACGGGATATGACTCTCCCGGAATGCCTCCATCCATACCGTAGCTGCACGACGGAACAACCCTCCCGACTCCAGTGTTTCTGCCTGACGTATCAGATGCATAATCACCTGCGGGTCGTTGGTTCCGACATAACAGCTCCGCACAGGTTTAGTCCCGATATCTGGCTCCTGATCCGGCTGTATGTCTGTCTCAAGAGCAAAATGCCTGCGAGTTTTACCTTCAAAGCGATGAGCAACACGCCTGCACTGGCGTAACTTACTTGTCGACTGCAGGACGCTTTTACGCGGGAAATCTGCGAAAGCATTCGCTATATCGCTGGAAGTACATCCCGGATGGGATTCAATGAATTTCTGAACGTCTCCCATAAGACTCATATCACCCCCTGAACCCTGTCGGGATCTGGCTGTAATCCACATTCCCGTAGCTGGATTTGAACATCGGATCTTCACGTCCAGGACTAGGTGCAGCAGGAACAGCCCATAACTCCCCAAAATGACGATCGGGACCAAAAAACGTGGTGGCCTGTTTCACGAATTGCGTGCCGCTGTTCCCCGTTGCAGATACCCATCCCGCATAACGCTTTACGCCTTCCAGCATGGTTTCAGCATTTACCCCCTCTTTCAGACGGGCTTTCCAGGCTTTGTAGGCTGCTGATTTTGAATTTCCACCTGCACGTTTTGGATATGCCAACCAGGCCTGCTCGAACTCAGGTGAATATTCCTGCCGGGCAAAACAGACTGACGAAGACGCGTAAGCAGATGCGCCAATGGTTTTTGATTCATTGACTGGTTCTTTGACTGGTTCAAAAGAGTGACTGGTTCTGGGTGAATCTCCTTCACTACCCCCTGGTGCAACTCCTGCACTACCTAGTGAATTTGCTGCACCAGGTAATGAATTATTTGCACTCCCCCCTAGTGAATCTCCTGCACCATCCAGATGAAGGAGATAGATATTACTTGAGTTACCTTTTTCACCTTTCCGGGTGACTTTTTTTACCAGCCCGGACTCACAAAGGGCCGCAATATGATTCATCACAGAACGTTTGCTAATCTCGCACTGGTCAGCAATATGCTGGTAGCTGGGCCAGCACTCACCCTGATCGCTGGCATTATCAGCCAGCTTGATCAGAACCAGTTTTCGCAATGGATTACCCACTCGAATTTTCATCGCTTTAACCATCAGCTCCATGCTCATGCAGCACCTCCGAGATGCTTCATGTTTTTGCCGGAACGAAAGGCAATAAGAGGCATGTTGACGCGGTAATTACGCCCAAGAGGCTCACAGACAACCTTCTGACATTCGCGATCGACCAGGCTAATACGCAGAACGTACCCTTCTGGTGTGCTGTACCACTGTCCTGGACGAGGGCAATGAAAACGTTGGCTGGTGAACCGCTTAAAAATATTCCGGATCATTTGCGCCCCCTTACCTCTGAACGGTTCAGTGTCATATTGATAAGGCTCGCAAGCGCCACAGCGTCATTGATGCGGTCGTACAGGCTTACGGCCAGCGGAGATTCCGCTTTTTCCAGCATGGGATAAAGCTGCTGTAACCAGACCTGATGAATGGATGAAATGTAGGAATAAAGAACGCTGGCATTATGTGCTGCATCGCTCAGCACCGATGGAATTGAAAGTTGTTTCTCCATCTGGTTAAAGGCATTGATGTATGCCTCTTTGAATTGGGCGGCGCGTTTGCCCGTAAAACCCATTGCCAGGAACGCAAAACCATCGCGGGTGATTTGATAGCATGGGAGTTTGCGGGTACCGCCGTTGGGCTGATTTATTGAAATCGATGTAAACGCAAAATTGCGTTGACGAAATAGAGTGGAACATTCGAGAGATTCTATTTTACGGATAACATCAGCGTGACGCTTGATGAAGTAGTCGGCAACAGCCAGGGAGGAAGTAACGGCTTGGCCGTTAATAATTCTAATTTCAGGTTGAGCGAGGGTTGGGACAGTAGCCATAGTGGCAGCCTCTATGTTGAATTCAATGAACTCACCACCAAGGCTTTCCACGACCTTATAGGTGGTGAGACGTACAGGGGTGGAAATACCGGTCAACATAGAACCCGGCCCAGCCGAAACTGGCCCTGCACGCCCCACCATAATTTGGGCGTAGCAATGCTCATGACAAGAAAAAACCGCATGAGCGCGGTTGTGCTCTATATTGAATTCCGGGTTTCCACGCCCGGCACCCGCTTTATGAGGTGCCTGAACAGTGTAACGTCCCGGAATTGCAGAATCAATGTGTTCCTGGCGCTTCACACTCAACAAAATCACGCCTGAATTTCCACAAAGGGCTAAAACACTCATGCGGATAGCCCTTGCGCAGATAGATAACGCGCTCAGTTTCTGGTTCCCAGCGAATGACATGGACATAAAGTCCCCTTCCATCCCGAAACCAGCGGTTAAGTTCCTGCACGATTCATCCCCCACGGTCAGGCTGTGTTCCCTGTGGTTACGCACGACCAGACTATTTGGTAATCTGCATTCATGACGCAACGGCCGGTACTCATACATCCCCGGTTGTTGCGACAAACGGTTATTTACCGTTAAACTGTTCATGCGTTGGTTTTCTCCATAAAATTTGACGCCACGGCGCCCGGAGCTGCACACTCGCGGGCGTCACCCTTTTCTGGCGCGCAAAAAACTCTGTATACCAGTGTCGAATGCTGTTGCAGCTTTGCGATCGCCTGATACAACTCCTCATCAATCACGGCTTTTTCATGTGGCTCAATAACGCCATCTTCGATAGCCACCCTGATTTGCTGGGAATAACTGGTGATCTGCTCAATCGCTTCCAGCAGGCGCTGATTAATATCTGCGTTATCCACTTCTTCCATATCTGCCAGCGGAACAAAAACGCCACCTGATGCCCTGGCTACTGAATGTGCCAGGTGATAGGTTCCTCCGGCACGTTGCAGTACCAGCGCCCACCCAATCGGGAAGATCTGATCACCACCAGTACGCAGGCGGTTAAACAGAGCATCTTTGGTGACATCCAGCCATTCCGCAGCTTCTTCATAACCGCCATGCAGACTGGAAATCGTCTTTTTAATCGCAGCCACCAGCCAGCGGGGCTGCTTTTCAACTTTCCATTCAGGTTCATGTCCCACGGATCTACTCCTTCTGCAGTGGTGGCGGTCAAATCGCCGAATCACTAAGCTGATATCTGTTTGGATACAAAATTTGCATCTCGCTAATTTCTCCGGCGTAAAATTGAGCCAGGCGCTCAGCAAGCTCTGTTGAAGGAGCCTGCTCGCATCTTTCAACCCGGCTTAATGTTGCAGGATCAACCTGAACCCCTTTAGCGACGTGCTGTAACGTATAACCATGCGATTTCCGCAATTTTCTCAATGGTGATTGCATAAAACCTCCTTCTTTTGCGTATATCGCATGTTATTTCATACAGCAAACTTGCGCAAGTTGATTTGCACAATGCGCAAAAAATTAATGTAATGAACGCATGAATATAGGAAACCGTGTCAGACAACTTCGCCGCGCGAAGAACATGAAAATTGCTGAGCTAGCAGAAGCCATCGGCGTGGATGCCGCAAACATCTCTCGTCTGGAGACTGGCAAGCAAAAGCAATTTACCGAACAAACACTTTCTAGGCTGGCTGACTGCTTAGGTGTTGATATAGCAGAACTCTTTACCTCAGACCCAAAAGGTAATACTGTATGTAAACACAGTGATATGAGGAAGGATTCAGCTAACGTGAAGGATTTGTTCCGTATCGAGATACTGGATGTCAGTGCAAGCGCCGGTAATGGACTCATTCAGGGCGGTGATGTTATCGATGTAATCCATGCTATCGAATATAACAAGGACAAAGCACTAGCTATGTTCGGTGGGCGCCCTGCCGCTGAGCTTAAAGTGATTAACGTGCGCGGTGACAGCATGGCACCAACAATTGAACCCGGAGATCTTATTTTTGTCGATATAAGCATCAACCAGTTCGATGGTGATGGCATCTATGTCTTTGGCTTTGATGATAAAATATACGTAAAAAGGCTGCAGATGATCCCCGATAAATTATTGGTGATATCTGATAACACTAACTACAGGGAATGGAGTATTACCAAAGACAACGAGTGCAGGTTCGGTGTTTTTGGCAAGGTTCTGATAAGCCAGACGCAGTCACTCAAACGACACAATTAATAGAAAGCGTCGACAAGGCCACCATTATGGTGGCTTTTTTTTTGACTCAAAATTGCATATATCGCAATTTTATACTTGCGCAATGTGCAATTTAAAGGTAATTTGCATTCATAGAGCAGCGAACAGGCAGGACGCCCACGAAGTAGCCGCCGGTGGCATACGAATGACCGGATGAGTCGCAATGATGCATTACACAGGAGTTCAGATGAATAACTACTACACATGCTCCTTCTGCGGGGCCAATGAAATGGATGCAAAAAAAATTATCGCTAAAGGCGGTAATGCTGATCCAGCAATCTGTTCTGAGTGCGTTGTTCGCTGCGTAGGTGTTCTGGCAAATACCAGTACTACCGAAAGCACAAGAAGTACGGAAATGAATAATGCTGCCAGCATCGAATTCTGGCAGCTGATAACAGCTCTTTCAGAGATGGCTATTTCTTCTCTAAAAGCTGCTCAAGAGATGGGAGACGAAGAAAGCGCCTGTTTAATAGCCAAAAAACTGTCAGTTAAGTTCGATTATGCGCCTTGTCGAGAAACTGTTTAATCAGGTCAGCAAGCTCAGATGCACTGCTCTCTCCTGAGTTATTTAACGCATCACAAACGGCATAAGGCTTGTGCTCCAGCGGAATTCTGGTAACCAAAAGGGCCACCGCAATCTTTAGAGCACGAACATCAGCGGCAAGGCCTTCATTGGAAGAATCACTATTCAACGTAGTTTCTAAAATAGGCATAAAAAATCCTTTAAAGCTGTGGGGCTTATAAGGATACCACCGAGCCTGATGTGGTGAAAAGACAGGCACACAACGATGAGAGTATTGACGAGCAAGGCATAAGTGCTGGTTCGATTCCAGACAGACCTCTTTAGTGAGGTGGGTTGGGCAGAGAAAAGGTCCGTTCAATTCGGACACCGGTAATGCTCTCATCGTTGTGGTGAATGCGGCTCAGCGCACGCGGGTAAGGTTGAAGCTGACAGTCGATCCTCTGTAGTTAAGCACCCGTCTGGCGTGCAACCTTCGCCAGATACCGGGAGGCACCCGGCACCACAACGTTATTGCTGTGTGAAGACTTGTCGGCGTCCGGCTCTTCCAACAACAGGAGGAAGGCGACAGTGTTCTGCCGTGACGCCGACCTTTTTACACAACAGAAAAGTGCATCTCCGCGCGACGGGCTCATTACCCCATCCACCCGGAAAGCTGTTACAGCAGGTGCTCTTTTCTGTTTTGTGGAGAAACCAACTGGCGGTGGCAACCGCCATCTTGAGGGGTTAACGATGAATGATGACCGCATGACCGTAGTGCCCGACTTTCTGGGCGAACTGGATGCCGGCGTGTTCATGAACAAAATCGCGGCAGCGCTGAATACTGTCGGATTAGGCGTTCTGAATAACGGCAATAAAGGCAAGGTAGTCCTCACCTTTGATTTTGAGCGCATGGGAAATTCAGTCGAAGAGAAGCGCGTCAAAATTAAACACAAGCTGCAGTACAGTACTCCGACGCCGCGCGGTAAAGCGTCAGAAGAGGACACAACAGAAACCCCAATGTGGGTTAACAAGGGCGGAAAGCTCACCATACTGCAGGAAGATCAGGGTCAACTGCTCAGTATTAAAGGCACTACTGACGGAAAGCTTAAAGCGGCTCAGTGAACCGCAGCTAACCAAATCACTGCCACCACTTTGATCACTAGTTAATAAGGAATTTTTATGTCTCAGTTAGACAGCGGCACTTTTCAGCAGGTAAAAGACCTGGTCCTTTCTGGCTATCACCTGAACGATATTCAGGGGCTGGCTTGCCCGACAGCATTATTACCTGCCGGAACAGGTGTTGAAAGCCTCGAACGCTTTGCTCTGGAGCGTTTCCGCTTCCGCGGCACCATGACTACCACCAGCATTGAAGACTTTGTCCGTTATTCAAAGGGCTATGCCAGTGCAACCGAAAAAGCACGCTGCTTTATTGATGCTGACCATATGACAGCTCGCTCAGTTTTCAATATTGGTACGCTGGATAACCCCGGTCATGCAGACAACGCTGCTTCTATCACGCTGAAACAGACTGCACCATTCCGCGCCCTGCTACAGATCAACGGGGAACGCCTGAAACAAAAACAGATCGCCGAATGGCTTGAAGACTGGAGCGATTATCTCCTGGCGTTCGATTCTGACGGTAACACAATGCAGATTTCACAGGCTGCCCAGGCTGTTCGCCGCATTACGATCCAACAGGCAACCCAGCAGGATCATGAAGATGGCGATTTCAGCGGTAAGAAATCCCTTATGCAAAGCATTGAGGCCAGCAGCAAAGATGTTATGCCGGTGGCTTTTGAGTTCAAATGTGTTCCGTATGAGGGTCTCGGCGAACGTGCGTTCAGCCTCCGCAACAGCCTGCTGACCGGTGATGAACCTCGCTTTGTTCTGCGTATCGTACAACTGGAAGCGCAGGAAGAAGCGATCGCCAATGAATTCCGCGACATGCTGATCAACAAATTCGACGGTGAATCAGTAGAAACGTTCATCGGTAACTTTAAAGCGTAATTGCTCTGCATTAAATCCCCGGCGCCGCGGGGATTTATTGAAGCGTAATTCTGTTAATTATCGCCACCCGGCGAGGGATTCGCACAACCAAAATTCACGCGGTGCAGCGCGAAATAAATTATAAGGAGAACCAACGATGAGTTTTATTCAAACACTTTCAGGTAAACAATTTGATTATCTCAGCGCAACTATTGACGACATTGATATTGAAGATATCGCCGTGGCGCTTTCCAATATTTGCCGCTTCTCCGGACATCTCCCTGAATTTTATAGCGTGGCGCAGCATTCCGTACTGTGCAGCCAGCTTGTATCACCGGAGTTTGCCTTTGAAGCCCTGATGCACGACGCAGCCGAAGCGTATTGCCAGGATATCCCTGCCCCATTAAAAGCGTTACTGCCTGATTATCGCGAGATTGAGAAACGTACCGATCAACTGATCCGCTTTAAGTTTGGCTTGCCACTGGAAGAAGCCAGCGTAGTGAAGTATGCAGATCTTACCATGCTGGCAACTGAACGCCGCGATCTGGATATTGATGACAGTATTCCCTGGGTAATACTGGAAGGTATCCCCCCGACAGATTTATTCGAAATCTACCCCCTTCGCCCCGGTCAGGCTTTCGGCCTGTTTATGGCCCGCTTTAATGAACTGATGGAGCTACGCCAATGTGCTGCATAAAAGATAAAGAGTCTGTAGTGAAGGCAATCAGATCAAGACGTTTGTGGGAGCGCGTTGAAGGCGGTGCAGCATGACAGTCCATACATTGAAGCAATGCCGCCCGGACCAAGAAGAAACTGAGTATTTATGGAAGCTGTTTCATGCTGCACAACGTAATGATGCTCGCTGGCACGGTAGTGAAATCAGCATTATCGCCGATGAGCTATCCCGGACGGATTTAGATCGTAACCAAAAACTGTTCCTTCTCCGCTCCTGGCAAGTGCTGGTAGACGACAAAGGTGGATTCGGGCGCTTTATGGGTGCCTTTGATACTTACGTCTACAACATGCAAGACCCGGATGATGACTGCGTAGCGTGGAAGCCTGAACTTAGCAACCTGCTGTGTGACGGGCAATTGTTGGACGTGGTTATCGATGCTTATCAGTCTGCTCGGCAGCGCATAGCAGAACTGGAGGCGCGGACGGTCAACCTGTCAAAACGCAGCGTTGGCGAAGTCATGCACATGAGCGGATTCAGCCGGGATTATGCCGAGGGTTGGTGTGCTGGTAATGACAATGCGATACACGAAATACGCACCGCTGGCATCAAGGTTAAGGGGGAGTGATATGGCTACTTTGACGAAACAGGAAAAAGCCTGGGTAAAGAAACTCAATAAGCTACTGGCGGAGTGTCCCTCAAATCGGATCGCGTTTGCGACGACTGGCGATTGTGAAGTATCGCTGTTTGATGTGACTCGCTATGACGAAATTTTTGATGAAGTAGAGAAGGGGAAAAGCGAATTTATCCCTTCCGCTATGCGTATCGGCGCAACCTTTAATGAGTGCCTGACATTTCCTAACCAGGTTGAAAGCACGGCAGGCTGAGGACTAACCCATGACCACTATTACCAAAGAACGTATCGAATTGTTCATTAAAAGTCCTCTTGAAAACGGGCTTACCCGTGGCGAACAAATGGAACTGGCGCGTATCGCGCTGGCATCGCTGGAAGCTGAGCCTGTAAGCCAAACTTACGAGTTGCCACAAACGCAGTTTGAGCAGGTTGCTGACCTCTACGAAATGCAATTTGATGATGGGCGCACCTGCGCATTCCACACAGATGGTGCAAAAGCTGCTCAGTGGTTGCTCGCATGCGATGGTAATAAGGTGCAGGAATACGTCAGGCTTGAGCGCTATCATGAGGCTCTTATTGGCAACTCTCCGGTAATTCCGGATGATTGGGTTATGGTGCCGAAGAAACTAACTGCTGAGAACGGTGCCAAGAGTTTGCTATCCGGTGAGTTTTTAGAAACTACTTTTATAAGCTTTCCTGAATGCTTGGCCGACGAAGAATGCGAAAGCTGCGACGGCAGCGGGCGAATTAAAATTGAGGTTCCTGTCAGCTGGACGACGATTAAGGCTATTTGGAATAAAGGCGTTGAACATTTTCGTAGCAGCACCGCAACAGGGGACAACTAATTTATGAATAACTTGATGATCGACCTTGAAACTATGGGTAAAAAACCTAACGCGCCTGTTGTCTCCATCGGTGCTGTGTTCTTCGATCCGCAAAGTGGTGAAATTGGACCTGAGTTCTATACCGCCGTTAGCCTTGAAAGCGCAATGGAACAAGGTGCCGTTCCTGATGGCGATACCATTCTATGGTGGTTAAGACAAAGCCCGGAAGCGCGAGCGGCTATTTGCGCTGATGCAGTATCTGTTACGACCGCGCTTATTGAGTTCAATGACTTTATCACCTGTCACGCCGACGATTTGAAATACCTGAAGGTATGGGGTAACGGTGCCAATTTCGATAACGTTATCCTGCGTGGCGCTTTCGAACGTGCCAGCCTCCCCTGCCTGTGGAATTACCGGAACGATCATGACGTCCGCACGATGGTTACTTTGGGTCGTGCAATCGGCTTCGATCCCAAACGTGACATGCCGTTCGAAGGCGATATGCACAACGCGCTGGCTGATGCCAGGCATCAGGCGAAATACGTTTCAGCTATCTGGCAGAAACTGATCCCGCCCACCAGCAACAATATCTGATTTAAACCGGGTGCAGCCGGTTAGATGGAGAAGCAACTCATGAGCGATCGCTTCCTGACTGAGGAGGAACTGGAAGATGCTACAGGAGCAAGCCAGAAATCACTCCAGAAAGAAGTATTAACGCTGAACGGTATTTATTTTATAGAACGCCGGGACGGTTCAATCAGAACAACCTGGTATCATATAAATCACCCAGTTTCGCGCCTTCTTCCACCAGCAGGGTATCAGCCTGTACCAGGCATGAATTTTGACGCTATAGAGAGTTAACATGGGTCGCAAACGTGCGCCCGGTAATGAGTGGATGCCAAAGGGTGTATTCTTTCGCCCTTCTGGTTACTACTGGAAACCGGGAGGATCAACAGAAAATATAGCTCCAGCTGATGCAACTAAAGCTGAGGTCTGGGTGGCTTACGAAAAAAAAGTTGAGGGTAGAAAAAACAGAATTACATTCACACAATTATGGCGAAAATTTCTTGCCAGTGCCGATTATGCTGATCTGGCCCCAAGAACGCAGAAAGATTATCTGGCACATGAGAAATATATACTTGCCGTATTTGGTGATGCCGAAGCTAAAGCAATAAAGCCAGAACATATCCGGCGTTATATGGATGCCCGTGGGCAAAAAAGCCGTGTCCAGGCGAATCATGAACACAGCTCTATGTCGCGCGTATTTCGTTGGAGTTATCAACGTGGTTATGTTCCTGGTAATCCTTGCGTTGGTGTGGATAAGTTTCCTAAGCCTCAACGCGATCGATATATTACCGATGAAGAGTACAGAGCGATATATAATAACGCAACGCCAGCCGTCAGGGCTGCAATGGAAATAGCTTATTTATGTGCTGCCAGAGTTTCTGATGTATTGAAAATGAACTGGAATCAAATACTGGAGAAAGGAATTTTTATTCAGCAAGGAAAAACCGGAGTTAAACAAATTAAATCCTGGACAGATCGCTTACGTGATGCCGTTGAAATATGTCGTGAATGGGGAGAGGAAGGCCCTGTTATCAGGACTATGTATGGCGAGCGTTATTCTTATAAAGGATTTAACGAGGCGTGGAGAAAGGCGCGAAAGGCTGCGGGGGATGATCTGGGACGTCCTCTTGACTGCACTTTCCACGATCTAAAGGCAAAGGGGATTTCAGACTATGAGGGAACGGCGAAAGACAAGCAGAAGTACAGTGGCCACAAAACCGAATCCCAGGTTCTTGTTTACGATCGCAAGGTGAAAATGAGCCCAACCCTGGACAGGAAGCGTTGA